TCCAGTATTGAAAAAAAAGATTTTAACTTTCAAGATATACCTGAATATAACCGCTATCCATCTTTAACTATAGATACATTACAAGAAGGTATAAATAAGTTAATATTAAAGGATAATACACAGTTTATTCGATTGATGATTATTTCAGGAGAAGAAGGTTTAAAATTATATAGATTAGTGAATATAAGTCAAGACCTAAATAAAAATAAAGATAAGTGTGGAAAGGGAACCCCGATATATACAGAATTAATACCAATTGAATATGATGATACACTAGAGCAAATAGACCCTTTACCTATTATTGAAGATATTGAAGATATAGAACAACCAGGTGATATAATACAAGAAATGCCTACACAAAAAATAATGGAACCCGAACCTGAACCAGAACCGGAACCAGGACCGGAACCAGAACCAGAAACAAATGTAGAAACCGTTGTTTCTGATATTAGAAATATTTTAAACGATAATGTTCCAGAAAAACAAAACAAAATTTCATTAAAATCTTTAATTTATGTTTTAGGATTATGGTCTGGAAATAAATTAAAAAGTACAAATTTTGAACAAGAATTAAATAAATCAACATTAGATGATGAAAATTTAGATGATATTGAAAAAGTTATTGAAATTATTCGATTATGGGTAAATCAAGGTGTAAGTTTCAAAGAAAATAATTATTTTATGAATATAGATGAATATACCCTTCAATCTGAATCTAGAAATCTTGATGTAAGTGAAAAAAATAATTTATTAGAAAAATTAATCACACTTTGTATTGATTGTTCTAAGAGAAAATATAACACTAGTGAAATTTTGGAAATATTAGATACTTTATAAATTTAGTTATTTCATTTAGTTACTGTATGCTAAACCGCCCATACCAGACATGATACGAAGGACATTGTAATTAACGGCATAAACATTATGATTTAAATAAGGACTAGACCCTCCAACAACTAGTTGAGCATTATCAATTCTCGAAAAGTTACAAGTCCCCGATGGTTGATGTTCTTCCGGTTTAAGGGCAAAAGAATAAACAGCAATCGCATCCTTATTAACTGTAGATCCATATCCCGTATGATGTTCCCATATTTGAGTCCTTGTAAAGTAAGTCGAGGATCTTTCTTTAAATCTATCATGACCATTTAATTTTAATTGATAGGTATTATCATCATCTAGGGATTGTGGTTCTCTTAAAATAGCATTATTTTTAGCATCATCCTCGTCCCAAGTTTGAGGGAAGGAATAATTTATGGGACTTATAGATGATATACTATCATCTAAAATATTATGACTAGATGTCCAAATTAATTCTTTTACTGGATGATTAAAATTAAGATTCATATTTTTGGTATTAGAAAATTCTTGAAATTGAAGTTGTTCAATTAAGTATTCATGAGAAACTTGAGCAAATCTTCTTCTTTCATCTGTATCAAGATAAATATAATCACACCATAAAGTAAATTTTTTATTTCCGACATTAGAAGAATCTAAATCAGTATATGACAACGAAAGTGTATTACTATTTGACATTAAATTATCATCTACATCACCCTCATTTACATTTTTGACCAAATTTTGATATTTTTCAAAAGTCATTTTAACTTTAACTTCGTGATATTGTAGAGCAATCAATGGAAGAGCAAGACCCGGATTACGACAAAACCAGAAATATAACGGGATATATATATTAGTATTAGATATATCTCGATTCGTATCGTCATTCGAAGATGTAATAATACTATTCCATGAACCTGTCTTTAATCCAACTACGTTATCGGTGGACAGACCTGTTGAAACAGGACCCCCATTACCAGACATAGTATTGAAAAGAGTTGATCTTTTAATTGTATTATCACTTATACTTTGTTCATTAGATCCATTATCAAAAGAACCATCTGGATTTTTTTCAACCAATTGTGAATAAACAGAATGCCAGTGATTATAGTGACGATCAATTTTTTGACCCCCTATTTCTAGTTCACATTCTTTAATTAAATTAGAACCATAATTACTGGTTATATTTAAATACTCTTTCAAAGATGATCCATTGGATTTAAATTCGACAGTATGTTCTAAATACATCCTGTAAACTAAATCTCCATTTCTGGAAATAGTTGCTGAAACATTTTTACCAAAATCAGATGTTCCGTTAAAAGTTTGAGCAATTGCCTCCATCGAAAAGTTCGTGTGGCGACGATACACAACCTTGAAAAAAGTAATCTGGGGATTCCCCGTTAAGTAAATATCTTGAGCTCCATAAGCGACAAGTTGCATTAAACCTCCTCCCATCTTTTTATACCTTTATTATAGAAAAAAATTTTGACTAAATAAAACAAATTTAGTCAAAGAAAAAAATAATTTTAATTAGTAATTTATCTTGTTTAATTATATTCATTTAATTACTGTATGCTAGACCACCCATACCAGACATGATACGAAGGACATTGTAATTAACAGCAAATATCTTAGAATTGGCGAGAAACGAAGCAGAGCTAACTAACTGAGCATTATCAATTCTTGAAAAGTTACAGGTTCCCGATGGCTGGTGCTCTTCCGGTTTAAGGGCAAAAGAATAAACACAAATAGAATCATTCAGAACTCCATCTTCTGTACTATTAAGACCACCTTGACCACTATGATGCTCCCAAATTTGTGTTCTAGAGAAATATGGATGGGGTCTCTCTGTGAATCTATCATGTCCATTTAATTTCAAATGATATTTAGCACCAGCGAACCCATTCGCATCCGCGGTTCCAAGTCCAACAACTGGTTCCAACGACACCCCTGTCCCATTTTTCCGAGTCCAAATTAGTTCTTTAACTGGATGATTAAAATTAAGATCGCTGGATGTCTCAGTTTTTAATTCATCATCTTGAACTTGTTCAATTAAATATTCGTGAGAAACTTGGGCAAATCTACGACGTTCATCTGTATCAAGATAAATATAATCAGCATATAAAGTATTTCTTTTAAATCCGGATGAGCCGGAGAATGTTCCGCCGAAATCGTGTTCAAGTATAATCTTAACTTCGTGGTATTGGAGGGCGATCAAAGGTAGAGCAAGACCAGGATTACGGCAGAACCAGAATTGTAGCGGAACTGTATATAATACTTGTACCGAAGGAGCACCGGTCACTCCACTCGAACCTGACATTCTTTGAAATAAAGATCCGCCATCGCCTTCTGGTGCCGCTGCGAGCGATGTAGAACCGAAATTTTTCTGCGTTAATTCAGACCATACTTCCATCCATTCTCCTGTATGCTTATCAATTTTTTGACCCCCTATTTCTAATTCAATAGAATTTATCCAAGATACTCCTGGATTATTATCCGGGGTCTGGTCGGGCATTTTTCCCTCAATTTCTAGATACATTCTGTAAACTAAATCACCGTTTCTAGAAATCGTCGAAGTACAACGAGTATTTTGACCAGTTTCGTCACCGTTCCAAGTTTGAGCAATTGCTTCCATTGAAAAGTTCGTGTGGCGGCGATACACAACCTTGAAAAAAGTAATCTGGGGATTCCCCGTTAAGTAAATATCCTGAGCTCCATAAGCAACAAGCTGCATTAAACCTCCTCCCATCTTTTTATACCTTAATATAGAAAAAAATTTTGACTAAATAAAACTTATTTAATCATTTTTAAAAATAAAAGATAAATAAAATATATTTATTGATTTAAATTAATTCATTTAATTACTGTATGCTAAACCACCCATACCAGACATGATACGGAGAACATTATAATTAACAGCGAATATCTTAGTAGCACCGTTACCGCTAGTAGTCCCCGGTTCTAATCTTGCGTTATCAATTCTTGAAAAGTTACAAGTCCCCGATGGTTGATGCTCTTCTGGTTTGAGGGCAAAAGAATATACAGCAATAGCATCATTAAATTTACCTATTCCGGCATCAACACCAGCGCCGGCGGCGGCACCACAATCAAGGGATCCCGAACCAGTATGATGTTCCCAGATTTGAGTTCTAGTAAAATATGTAGAATCTCTAGATGCAAAACGATCATGACCATTCAATTTGAGTATGATATTATCCCCACCGACCGAATCAGTTCCGTTAATTGTATCGCGAGTGAAAATCAATTCTTTAACTGGATGATTAAAATTTAATTCCCCTTTTCCATCAGTTAGAGAACCTTCTTGAACTTGTTCAATTAAGTATTCATGAGACACTTGAGCAAATCTTCTTCTTTCATCAGTGTCAAGATAGATGTAATCACACCATAATTTATTTGATGGAGACACTCCACCCCCAGAATATTTATCACCGATACTGTGATTTAAAATTACCTTAACTTCATGATATTGAAGGGCAATTAATGGTAGAGCAAGACCAGGATTACGACAAAACCAAAATTGAAGGGGTACATAGTGATGGGTATCGGGGTTACCGGTGGTTACCTTTGCTGAACCACCCATACCACTCATATTTTGAAATAATGTTCCATTTTTCGCGCTTAATCTTCCAACTTTTCCAGAAGGATTAAGTTCGGTTAAATAAGACCAAACATTCATCCAATGTCCAGTGTGCTTATCAATTTTTTGACCCCCAATTTCTAATTCTACATTATCGATCGCGGCAGAAGAAACATCATGGTCGCCATCATTATTTATTTTACCGGTAAGTTCTAAATACATTCTGTAAACTAAATCACCATTTCTAGAAATGGTTGCTGTACAACGGGATCCAGCAGACCCAGTTTGATTACCACTCCATGTTTGTTGAATTGCTTCCATTGAAAAGTTCGTGTGGCGGCGATACACAACCTTGAAAAAAGTAATCTGGGGATTCCCCGTTAAGTAAATATCCTGAGCTCCATAAGCAACAAGCTGCATTAAACCTCCTCCCATC